AGTTCTCCTCGTTGTCCATATATCAAAAAAATCTTCCGCCTTATAACCACGCTTGGCAAGTAACCGCCTTGCTTTACGCAAAGCGTTCTTCTGCATCTGACGGATAGACTCTCGGCTTACTCCACTACCCTTAACACCCCGAGCCATTACAGCAGATCCTCATTCTTCTGAACCCAATCAGCAAACTTCGATGAACTGAATGCAATAGCCTGTTTGGTTGGTGACTTGGCAATGTTGATTGCAAAGCATGCTTGCCACTCGGCTTGGAATCTCTCGATGTATTCCATGAACTTAGGCATGGATTGTTTATCCACCTTAGCGATTGCACCGAACACAATAATTGCACATGCACCTGCTGACTCAGGGACAGTCGCAGTCTTTGGATTAGCAATCACAGATTCCCAAGTAGGAAGCTGATCCGAGAACTCAATGTATGCTTGCATATCTCTAGAGGCTGACTCGCCTACCGCACCACTCATTGCACATATCAAGCTATCTGCATCTAGTTTTGAACGCACCCTAACAATGTTAGATACTCTTTCTAGACTACGAGGAGATACAAAAGACGACTGCACTTTCTTCGGATTGAAAATGTATGGGTTGTCCGCTTGGCTTGGATCGAGGTAAGAGGCTAGGGCATGGGGGAATTGACGAACCCACGCAATAATCTCAGGGGCAATATCATTCTCGATTGCCCAACTAATCCATTGGTCTGCATCAGGCTTGCTTACATGCAAGGGAATAATACGATTCATACTGTGAGCCTTTAGTGAGTCGCCTACGCCGTCGCTTGAGAGATTACCTGTTAGGAAAGTAATACTATCGGGGTGCAAAGACAGATCACCGAGCCTTGGGTTTGATACCTCAAGCATTGGGTGCAACATGTTCTTGATTGGGTCTGCACCTTTTGTATACTCGTCTAACATTGTTATGACAGGTTTACCCAGATGGATTTTGAATCTACTGTTAGGGTAGTAGGCAGTAGTCTTTGTCTCCCGATCAATAACGGGCATTGCAATGTCGCCCAAGTCCATGTTAGGCACGTCAATGTATGACACCTCATGGTCAGGCAGGCTTGCTGATAGCGACTTAAGCAGAGACGATTTGCCGATCCCTGGCTCGCCACGCAAAAAGTAGCGATTCATTGGGGTGGAAAGAATAATGTTTGATGCCTGTGCAAGTGTTACTGTTTTACCGAAATTTAATTCAGCCATGCTATGTTTCTCCTTGTTAATTGAATTACATCTACTACGCTAGACCTAACAATGTTAGGGTGTTTCACAACTTACTGCTATTAAACTCATTTTTATTATTTAATATATACTATATTATAACACAATTTATTGACCAAATCAAGTTTTCTAGCCAAAAAATTACCCCTATTCCGATAGACCTAACAATGTTAGGACTAGCTCATCAGGCTCATCTATTGTGCAACCTCTTCCAACCGCCTCTAAAGTATTTCCCATTGGAATCTTTACGCACGACACCCTCGGGTAGCACCTTTTCTTTTAGCGTCTCAGAGCGATGAAAGCCAATAACTAATTCATCAAACAACTGCAACGCTTTCTTCTCATGTAACACATAGCCCTCTGCTTCGTATGTGTGCCACTTGGTCGTGCCAAATGACATAGCCATCTGCAAGATAGCCTTGTAGTAGGAATCATTCTTAGTCTCTTCGTTGGTATCCGCAACTAAATTAAAGAAAGACTTAACATGCTCTACCCACTTGTCTCTTCCGTCGTGGCTTAGGTCGCCCACATTAGGGCTCTTATGCTTATCTACCCCAAAGACTCTAAGCAGTTCGCTTTGCGGATAGTCGCTGCCAGCTTTAAGCCTGCACATACTACTCAAGTAGGTGGAGAAGGGTTTATACCTAGCTCTAACATTGTTAGCCCCTGTCCGATTAATCGCATGCCCTATCACAGGCACAGGATTGACAGGCTCGTATACCCAATTATCGTTACGCTTTATGGTTAGTCCGCTATCAGGCACGACGTAGTCCTTGCCACCAAAACCAACTAAGGTCTTGTAGTTAAAGATCGAACTATGAAGTCCTAGCACCTCGCCAATAAAATTACAGGTCGATACGCTATTCCACCCATCATGTTTGATAACCACATCTCCGTTCTCCCAAAAGGTTACGACAGGAGTTTTGTAGAGAATGCACTCTACCGCACCCTCGGGTAAGAAGTTAATCAGGTAGTGGTCGTTACGACGATGACCCAAGGGTCTTGTGTCTATCGCCCTACCACGAATGGGCTTGGTATCTTCCCACAACTTCAACGCACTAGCGTAGTCGTTTATGAGGGGTATGCCCGAGTTTCTTTGGTGTCCATACATTTGCTTATTCCTCCGTTGTATCTACTTTGTTAGACCTAACATTGTTAGGTTTTCCGTGTCGCCCTGCATTACGCTTGGGCTGACTGAGCAACGCTACTACCACAGGATTTCTCTTGCGGATTGGTCGGTGCTTGGTCTGCTTTGTCTTCTTCATCATCTGTATCTCTCTTTCCTAAGAAACCATCTCCATCAAAATCCAATGAACTATATGGGCTAAAGTAGTCGTAGCATGGGTCATCTCCAAATGTATCTTGTTCAATGTCCTTTGACTCTTCGCCCACCCTGCAAAAGTAGCCACTTATACCCTCCATCTTTTGCATGCTCTCCCACAACTCGTCCCACGCTTTCACATCATCGTAGTCGGGATACCACTTCCAATCCGAGCCATACAGAATGAACACACCATCTCGCCACCCAAAAGCATCGGGGGTTTCGGGGTTATGCACAGTCCATACCTCGTAGAATCGAGACAACTTAATAAAGCCGATCATTGCTTTGAACTTAGCCCTATCCTCTTTGCTTTCCTTGGTGTAGGAGTCCACGCTAATGCACCCTGCCACCTGAGACCTATACCCCATCTTTCATCTCCCCTAACAATGTTAGGACTTTGGCTCGCATTGCCTCTTGCCCACGATTGAACCCCTCGCAGAACACCAAGCGGTCATCGTCCGAAAAGATGTTGCCATTCTCTTCGTCGAACACATAAAACTCGTCTTGTGCATCTAGTTGAATATCTTCAATTTGCATTGCTTTCTCCTTATTTGATGTCGTTAAGCATTACATGGACTTCTTCTTCGAGATCAAGGATCTCGTCCTCATCTAGGTCAACATAGCATGGTGTTAAGTCATACTCCCACCCACTACGTTCCTCATACTCGCCATCATAGGTAAAGGTAGCAATAATCTTCTTGCCTTCTATATCTATCTCATACACCTTCCGATACCCACGATGTTCTTCGCTAATCAATAGCGGTTCTTTAATTCTTGGCATATCATTCTCCTTGTAATGCGGTTAATTTAGCCTTCATAATTGCAAGAGTCGCCTCGCCACATACATACTTGACGAACTCCTCCTCCGTTTCGATCCCATCTTTATTCACTTCTAGGATCACCTGCCACTCCTTAATCTCGTCTAGCAACTCTGCTATCCGCATGCCTTTATAGTGTGTCGCCATGCCCACCTCCCATTCTGTGTGCAAACCCTGCAAGGAATCCATCTTGATACCCTTGCTTAAGATACTGATAGCCCTCTCGATCTTCGATTCTGCCTATGTAGGTGTTGTATCCCTGTGCATATGCATGCCCTTTGGTTATCGCTATATCTAGTAGGCTTACATCTACCTGCTCAAAGGGCTCTGTATCACAATCAAAGTCCTCTTCAAAACTTGGTTCTCTTGGTTCACTCATGCTTTTTCCTTTAGTTTTATATACACCTCGGCAAGCCGTAATAGTTCCTTCTCGTGCATCTTGCACCGCTTTTCCCACATAGCATGTTCCTTCTTTACTAACTTTATGTATGCGTTTATGTCTTTTTTGACTTGTGCCAATGTTGTTTTCATGTTGTCCTTTTTGGGTTGGTAAAACATAAGTCTTGGGGGTTGTGAATATACTGATACGCACCCTTGGAATATGGGATTTGCACAATATGCTTTACACGCTTTGCCACCTTATCGCCACAACTAAGGCATGTCGTATACCCTAGGTCAAGTCTGCCAATCGGTATCTCTTCGCCACATTCACAATCAAAGCCGTATAACATTGTTAGGTCTCCTAGCGAGAAAAATACAAAATGACATGAACCAACACAAACAAAACTGCGAACACAATTAAAGCAACTGCAAAGATGTCGCTATCCATGAACTTCATAAAACCCCCTGAATCAAAGAAGTGCAACGAAATAAGAATCCATTGGTCAAAGCATGAACGCTTGTGCCAAAGGGGTGAATAACGGGTTGCAAGTTATACCGACTGCATTGAACCTGTGTGCCCTGTGTCGTGAATGACACCCTGCAAAAATCACCAACTGAATAATCCATTACATCTCCTTGTTAGACCTAACATTGTTAGGGGGTTGCAAAAAATAAAATGAGGGCGAATTTTTATTCTCATATATATCTTATATTATAACACAATTTAGTGGCCAGATCAAGTTTTCTGGGCAGAATTGAGCCCTCGTTCCCACGCACTTTTAGGGAATTCCCATGGGCTACCACCCTTCTCGGAACTGTCATTTCGGCAAGAGCCGAATGACAAAAAATCTGACCTAACAATGTTAGGTCATGGGCAAATAAAAAACCCTGCCGTAGCAGGGTTGGTTGGGGGGTTGGGGTTAGCAGGTTAGTCTGCAATCATATGCAGGTCAACTCCCATCTCTTGCAATGCCTCACCAATCTTTTGTTGCACCTTGGTGATCTTGGGGGAGAGGGACTCCTGTCTGCGATTGAACTTATAGAGAGCCATCAACTCCTCCATGTTCCGCAACTCAGGGGAACGATTATGCTTCGCATCTCCCTCTGCCTCTACTTCGCTACCCTCTGCCGTTGCATCAACAACGGGTTTGCCGTAGCGGTTTTCTTTGCCGTAATCACGCACATCTTTCCAAACTTTGGACGGGTTGGAATGCCCGATTGCTTTGAGTCCTTCAAAGAACAAAGTCTTTTCCTTGCGGACTGCCTTGCCCTCGTCCGAACTGTCGTTGTGTTGCAACTCGAACCAATCGAACTCGAACTTCAAGTTCAATGCCCCTGCGTATTCCACATTAGCACCATAAGTGCTAGCCTGTGCGTCAATTGCACCTTGACGCTTTTGGGACACGATTACTTCTACTTCTTGATTAGCGATAAATTCCATTTGATACTCCTTGTTTTAGATACTGCCTAACATTGTTAGGTTGGTTGGAGAACCTAACTGACTCCTACTTCTACTTAAATCCCTGCCCATGCTTTCGCATTGTCTTCATTCTTAAAATCTTGAAACTCAAAATTACCTAAAAAGAAACGAGATGCACGATACCAAGTCGCACCTGACAACATAGTTATGGGTCTAACTGAACCCTGCTTTGCTAGTGAATACTGTGATTGCATCTTTTGCCTTTCCCCTAACATTGTTAGGTCTGTGTTCGTTTTTTCATTTTTTCATACTACAAGTATAGTATAACACAAAATAGGGGATAAATCAAGTATTCTGGAAATAAAATTAAAAATCTAGGAACGGGGGTAAAGCAGGGGATAACACAATATAGGAATGTAATATAAGGAAATTTGGGGGTAATATAAGAAAATGGAGAGGTTTTCTTACAATATTTCTTATAATATAAAAGTGAATAGGTATAAGGGTTGTAGGTCTAAAAAGATAATAATATAAGAAAATAAGAAAATTAGAAAAAAAGTATAGCCCCCCCGAGAATCTGCTTTTGCTAATTTAAGAAAGATTAGCGTCAAGGGCTCTTTTTCTGACCTGCTCACTCAATTTTTTCAGTTTTCTTATAATACCCCCAAAAACGCTTGTAAGTCCTTGATTCCAAAGGCTTTTCTATTATAAGATTTTGTTTTTGGTTTTCTTATAATACACGCAAGTCCTTGATTTCAAAGGCTTCTATTATAAGAAAAGTTTTGCAAGAGCCCTAACATTGTTAGGGTTGCCCTATGGGCTACCACTCTTCTAAGAACTATCATTCCCAGCGAGGTAAAACTTGGGAAAAATCGGGTTAGGACTACCACCCTTCTAAGAACTATCATTTTTGGAAAATGATGGAAACAAAAAAGCCCTAACATTGTTAGGGCAAGGGCAAAAAAAGCCCGCACTAGGCGGGCTTGTGATTACTGCATTAGGTGTTAGTCACCGATCATACCGATATCGACACCTAACGATTCCAATGCCTTAGCGATATATGCTTGGCACTGCTTGAGCTCGTCACTCAATGAATCTTGGCGACGATTGAACTTAAATAATGCTGTAAGTTCTTCAAGGTTACGCAACTGGGGTGAGCGATTATGCTTGGCGTTGTCACTACCTTGCTCGCCCTCGCCCTCACCACCTTGCTCGCCCTCAACTACTGGCTTGCCATAGCGATCAGTCTTGGCATACTTGCGAATGTCGCCCCAGATCTTGTGGGGGTTTGAATGTTGCTCACCCTTTAAGACCTCATAGAATGCCTCTTTCTCTTTACGTACTGCTTTACCTTCGTCGCTTGAATCATTGTGTTGCAATTCAAACCAATCAAAGCTTGCCCATTTTTGATTGAGCAAACCTGCATATGCAACCTTAGCACCATATGCACCACGCAAACCCTCGGCTACTGCTTGACGTGCTTGCTCGATAGCTGTAATGAGTTCAGCTACTGCACCATTGTCACGATTGATTAGTTCCATGATTAAACCCTTTATTAAATAAACCTAGGAATCTGCCTAGTCAGATGCAAACTGTTTTCTGTCTGCATAGGTTTATTATACAGCATTTTGTGTTACATTTTCAACTCTTTGGAAACTTTAATTACCCTACCCCTAACAATGTTAGACCCTGGCAAACCAGGCAACCCCACCACCCCAAATTTAAAAAAAGAAGTATCAGTCCACATATACTCACTAATCTGCACGTTAGATACCTCGTTTTAAAAAACTCCCTATGCTTACACCTGGCGCACTTAACCCCCCTCCCCCTATTCAAATATCCACAGATTGGCATCAAAACGTACCTTAAGAACCCACCCCCTATCTTTTTTATTTGCATACCCCCCGGGGGGTATATATTTCCAATATAATTTTTTTGCTCTTCACGTGAGCACGGGGGAACGTGGGATTTTTTTGATCGCTTCACATGCTTCAACTACGACCCATTAGTACCCCACCTATTGCTCCTTTTATTTTCTGTGTTATATTGCGAGGAACTGGAGCGCAACCCCTGAGCAATAACGCCCTGCAATGACAATTAATATTGAGCCTACCAAGGACATTCCTCCTCCGTACGACACGGCGGATGTAGAGACGTCGTCTTTTGCGGAAGAGCTCGCAGTCGTTGCCAACACCCAAGACCTCCTAGACCAGCTAGGTCCGCCACCTGAGATCACTCAAGAAGACGCAGTAAAAACGGCAAGTCTCATAGATAAAGCCGTGAAGACTCAGGATAAAGCAGCCTTAGCCAGCCCACCCGTTGCATTTGCTGCACGAGAGTTTTTGCGTGTATATAGCGGACGTATAGCCGCCGAGATGAGCGACGTTCGTGCGGCGCTTACCAATAAGCTACTAGAGCTAGCGAACTGTGGGGACCCCCGGTTTGAACTCAAAGCCCTCGAGCTCCTAGGCAAGCACTCCGATATAGCCTTATTTACAGAACGTTCCGAAGTAACCGTGACCTACAAAAACTCATCCGATTTAGAGGAAGCCATTAAGGAGCGGGTCAAGCGCCTACTAAATGCCAGGGATATTACCCCGGAGCACACAGTAAATGCGAACAATCTAGATGATGTACTAGGCATCGTTGATATGGGTACTCCAGTAGAAGTAAGCGCACAAGATACGGTAGACGAGTCTGAAAGCAAAAAGTGAGGGCTAATTAAAAATAAATATGAGTAGCCTCCTAGACACCATATCTCTTAAAGATATACCGAAGATTCTCCCCATGCTCTCAGAGCCAGAGCAACTAAAGCTGGCAGAAGAGCTAGAGTTATTAGAGAAGCTTCAAAACAAAGAGTTAGCCCAAGTAAGGTTCATGGCGTTCGTGAAGAAGGTCTGGCCTGTGTTCATAGAAGGTCGCCACCACAAGGAGATGGCAGCCGCATTCGAGGAGGTAGCAAATGGAACGTGTAAGAGACTTATTATTAATATGCCACCTCGGCATACAAAATCTGAATTTGCTAGTTACCTCCTTCCTGCTTGGTTTCTGGGTAAATTTCCTCAGAAGAAAGTTATTCAAACCTCCCATACCGCTGAGCTCGCTGTGGGCTTCGGACGCAAAGTCCGTAATTTGGTCGACTCAGACATATACAAGTCAATATTTCCGGGGGTTGGGCTCCAAGCAGATAGCAAAGCCGCAGGTCGTTGGGCGACTAATAAGGGCGGAGATTACTTTGCAATCGGTGTTGGCGGAGCGGTCACTGGTAAGGGCGCAGATATTCTCATTATTGACGACCCGCATTCAGAACAAGAGGCAGCATTAAGCGAAACGAACCCAGAAATCTACGATAAGACCTACGAGTGGTACACATCTGGTCCAAGACAGCGTCTACAACCAGGGGGGTCCATCATCATCGTGATGACCCGGTGGTCTAAGAAGGACTTAACGGGTCAAGTTATCAAGGCGGACGCCCAAAGAGAGGGCGAAGGGTGGAGAGTTATTGAGTTTCCAGCTATTTTTGATGATGGACAGCCACTTTGGCCTGAGTTTTGGAGCAAAAACGAGCTAGAAGCCCTTAAAAACGAGCTCCCAGCGGGTAAATGGCAGGCTCAGTACATGCAAGCGCCGACTTCTGACGTCTCGGCAATCATAAAACGTGAATGGTGGCAGATTTGGGAGGACGACAGCCCTCCTAGCTGTGAGTTTGTCATCCAATCTTGGGATACGGCGTTCTTAAAGACCGAGCGGAGCGACTATTCGGCTTGTACCACGTGGGGTGTGTTCTATCGAGACAATGCGGTAGGACTTCCTAGCGCCAATATCATCCTATTAAATGCGTTCAAACGCCGTATGGAGTTCCCAGAGTTAAAACAAAAAGCCTATGAGGAGTGGAGAGAATGGGAACCAGACTCTCTTATCGTGGAAGCTAAAGCTTCCGGGGCTCCGCTAGTATTTGAGCTACGGGCAATGGGTATTCCTGTCCAAGAATTCACACCAACTAAGGGTAACGACAAGATAGCCCGTCTAAATGCGGTGGCAGATATATTTGCGTCTGGAAGAGTTTGGGTTCCTCAGACACAATGGGCAGAAGAGCTAGTAGAAGAAGTAGCAAGCTTCCCTTCAGGCGAACATGACGACTTAGTGGACAGTATGTCGCAAGCCCTGTTAAGATTCAGACGTGGCGGCTTTGTGCAGTTAGATTCTGATTATGAAGACGAGCCGATGGCATTCAGGTCCCGTAGGCACAAAGGGTATTACAACGTATAAGGCAAAATTATGGCAATTGAAAAAGGTTTATATCAAGCACCGTTAGGTATGGAGCAGTTAGCCATAGAGGAAGAGCCTATTGAGATTGCTATTGAAGACCCCGAGTCAGTTGAGATTGGTATTGGACCTTTAAGTATTCGCATTGAACCAGACGAAGAGTCTGAAGAGGATTTCTCTGTAAACCTAGCAGAGTACATGGATGAACAAGACCTTCAGTCCTTAGCCTCTGAATTAATTTCTGACTTTGATGATGACATCTCTTCTCGTAGAGACTGGATGCAGACTTATGTTGACGGTCTAGAACTTCTTGGTATGAAGATTGAAGAGCGCACAGAACCATGGGAAGGCGCCTGTGGTGTGTACCATCCGCTCCTCTCTGAAGCATTAGTTAAGTTTCAGTCTGAGACCATGATGGAAACGTTTCCAGCAGCAGGTCCTGTAAAGATTGAGATCATCGGGCGTGAGACACCAGAGAAAAAAGATGCGGCAGAACGTGTCAAAGATGACATGAACTACCAGCTTACAGATGTGATGAAGGAATATCGTCCTGAGCATGAGCGCATGCTATGGGGCTTAGGGCTTTCAGGTAATGCGTTTAAAAAAGTGTACTACGATCCAGGTTTAGAGCGTCAAGCATCTATATTTGTACCTGCAGAAGACATTGTTGTCCCTTACGGCGCTAGCAATATAGAAACTTCCGAGCGTGTCACGCACGTGATGCGTAAGACCAAGAACGAGCTAGTTAAATTGCAAGTTGCAGGCTTCTATCGTGAAGTTGATTTAGGTGAGCCTGTTAATGCGCTTGATGAAGTAGAGAAGAAGATTGCGGAGAAAATGGGCTTTAGAGCTACATCGGATGATCGCTTCAAACTTCTTGAGATGCACGTCAACCTAGACCTCCCCGGTCACGAGCACAAAGATGATGACGGCAAGCCAACGGGTATTGCTCTTCCTTATGTGGTAACTATTGAGAAAGGGACAAGTAATGTTCTTGCAATTCGACGGAACTGGGAGCCAGATGATGACACACATGCGAAACGTAACCACTTCGTTCATTACGGTTATATCCCAGGTTTTGGTTTTTATTGCTTTGGTCTTATTCACCTCATTGGGGCTTTTGCTAAGTCTGGTACTAGCATTCTTCGTCAGCTTGTTGATGCTGGCACTCTTTCTAATCTTCCAGGGGGGTTCAAAACGCGGGGCTTACGGATTAAAGGTGACGACACCCCAATCTCCCCAGGAGAATTCCGTGACGTAGATGTGCCTAGTGGAACCATGCGGGATAACATCCTGCCTCTTCCATATAAGGAACCAAGTCAGACTTTATATCAGTTGATGAATCAGATCATTGACGAGGGTCGCCGGTTTGCTGCGGCAGCAGATATGAAGGTTAGCGACATGTCTGCTAATTCGCCAGTGGGAACCACGCTTGCGATATTAGAAAGAACATTAAAAGTAATGAGTGCGGTACAAGCTCGTATCCACTATGCAATGAAGCAAGAGTTCCGTCTCTTAAAGAAAATTATTGCGGATTACACTCCTGATGAATATACCTACGAGCCAATCGAAGGTAGCCGTAGAGCTAAGAAGTCTGACTATGACCAAGTAAACGTCATACCAGTAAGTGACCCCAATGCGGCAACTATGTCGCAAAAAGTAGTGCAGTATCAAGCTGCTTTACAACTAGCCCAGACTGCTCCGCAGCTGTATGACTTGCCACTATTGCATCGTCAGATGTTGGACGTGTTGGGAATCAAAAACTATGCAAAATTAGTGCCAACTAAAGACGATAAGAAACCAATTGATCCTGTTACTGAAAATATGAACTTGCTTAATATGAAGCCCGTCAAGGCTTTCCTCTATCAAGATCATCAGGCTCATATTGCGGTGCATATGTCAGCTATGCAAGATCCTAAGATTATGCAACTTGTTCAACAAAGCCCAACGGCACAAGCAATTGGTGCGGCTATGGCTGCTCATATTTCTGAGCACGTTGCTTATGAATATCGTAAACAGATGGAAATGCGTATGGGCATGGAACTTCCACCTGATAACGAGCAATACGAAGACGAAGGCATTCCAGAGGAATTGGAAGTCAGAATCTCGCAACTCGCTGCTCAAGCAGCGCAACAAATGTTGCAGCAGAACCAACAAGAGGTTCAAGCTCAACAAAACGCCCAAGCGGCGCAAGACCCACTGGTCCAAATGCAACAGATGGAATTACAGCTGAAGCAAGCAGACCTGCAACTCAAGCAGCAAAAACTTCAAGTTGATGCAGCAGCTAAAGCTGACCAAATTCGGATTGAAGAGTCTCGAATTGAAGCTCAGAAAGAAATTGCTGGTATGCAAGTTGGAGCTAAAGTTGCCAAAGATAAAGCCGACCTAGAAGCCAAGATGGAACTAGAAGGTTTAAAAATTGGCACAGACATCGCCCATAAAAAGGCGCAATTAAACGTACCGAAAGGAACGCAAAAGAAAGGTGATTGATGGATAAAACGCTTGAAGTACTGCTTAAACAGTACAAAGATAAGCGCAGCCAAATAGCTGATGCCGTTTCCAGTGGCGCAGCTAAGGATTACGCAGAGTACCGCGCACTTTGTGGTGAGATACGAGGCCTTCTTACTGCTGAGTCATATTTATTAGACCTCGCAAAAAATCTGGAGAACGCTAATGACTAACGTCATTGATTTAGAAAAAGCAGTAGATTTAAGTGCAGTATTGAATAAAGAAGTAGAAGAAAAAGCTAAGCAACTCCCTGTGCCCCAAGGGTATAGAATACTTTGCGCAATTCCAGAAGCAGAAGAAGCTTTTGATAGTGGGCTTATTAAAGCTGACGAAACCCGTCGGCATGATGAACTATTAACTACGGTTTTATTTGTAGTTGAGATGGGTTCAGATTGCTATCAAGATAAAACTAGGTTTCCTAACGGTCCTTGGTGTAAAAAAGGCGATTTTATTTTGGTGCGTCCAAACGCTGGCACACGATTGGTTATTCACGACCGTGAGTTTCGCATTATTAACGACGACTCGGTGGAAGCTGTAGTTCAAGATCCTCGTGGAATTAAACGTAAATTTATTTAGGAGATAGACCATGGCTGAAATTCAAAAAGATGACTTTAAATTTCCTCACGAAGCAGAAGAAGCTAAGGGTAAACCCTTAGATTTAGAAGAAAAAACAACAGAATCTGAAGAATTTGCTGTAGAAATTGAAGACGATACTCCAACAGAAGATCGTAAAGCAGAGCCTTTACCTGATGAAATAAAAAAAGAACTTGATGACGATAACCTTATGGATTACTCCAATAGGGTGAAAATGCGTCTCGAGCAGATGAAAAAGGCTTGGCACGACGAACGTCGAGTTAAAGAAGCAGCAGAAAGGGAAAAAGAAGAGGCAATTCGATTTGCACAACAAGTTTCTCAAGAAAATCAAAGACTTAAGAAACAATATAGTGCAGGTGAAAAGACTTATATTGAAACTGTACAAAATGCCGCCGATACAGAAGTAGAAATGGCAAAACGAGTTTATCGGGATGCTTATGACTCGGGGGATCCAGATCGAATTGTTGAGGCTCAGCAAAAATTAACAGAAGCTAGCCTAAAACAAGATAGGGCTAAAAACTTTAAACCCTCTTTACAAATTGAAGAGGATGATGTACAAATACCACAACAAACGACTCAGACTCAAGATAGTCCGAAAATTGATCCGTTAACTTCTAAGTGGCTTGAAAAAAATACTTGGTACGGACCCGATGAAGAAATGACTGCCTTGGCTTTGGGTACGCATGCAAAGCTTGAGAAACAGTTCGGAAAAGGTTATATTGGTTCCGAAGAGTATTTCAAACGTATAGATGACACTATGCGCAAAAGATTTCCCGAGAATTTTTCGGATGAATTAGAAGTAGAAACGCAGGCTGGGGGCGACAAGCCCAGTCAGCGCACTGAAGCCAAGTCGGCACCAGTAGTAGCACCAGCAACGCGTAGCACGGCGTCAAAAAGAATTGTGCTAAAAGCAAGCCAAGTGGCTATTGCCAAAAAACTTGGTTTGACCCCTGAGCAATATGCTCGTGAAATGCAAAAACTGGAGGCTTAAAATGGCAACAAACAAACTTGCTCGCGAACTAGATACCCGTGCAAC